ACGAACGGGATGATTGGGAGCTATCTTTTCCGATAAGCTGACCGGAAAAAGTACATTTTGGTTGGATGTTAACTCTTTAAATACTATCTTAGCCATTGCTATAATGTTTGGTTTTTGCAACGGTAAGATAATACTTTTTACCGAAATAAACAATAGCAAAAGGGGCTATCCGACTTTTTGGACAGCCCCTCTGTTTATCTGCTATCAGATATTCTTTATTCTTTTTAGAACAGGATGGCAGCCGTAATCGACCACCCTCGGTTCTTACCGTTTAATTCCAATTTTGATGCACTATAATCATCCGTCAAACCAAGAGCATAATTGAAACCTACCTGCAAATGTTTGATCAGCTCCACACCGGCACCCAGATTCAAACCAGCATTAAAGCTTTTTGCCTTCAACTGGTCTCCGACTGATCCCGGAATATCCCATAACTTATCGCCACCCACACGGAAACCGACATACGGACCAGCCGCCAGATATCCTTTGATAATAGGCAAGCCGAATTTCCATTTCAAGTTAACCGGAACATCTATATAATCGTTCTTTATGTCTTTCTCACTCTTCACACCTATCCCTTTTTGCGAATATAGGATAGCTGCATCAAAACCGACTCCCATTATCGGAGCCATTACCTCCACCATCGGACCAATATTAAATCCAGTCACATTATCCTTTCCGACGAGATCTTTGTTGAAATGGACAGAGGAAATATTCAAACCGCCTTTTATACCGAACTTAATCTGGGATTTCGCAGGTACGGCAATCAACACCATCACCGCCAACAATATAAGCCCAACAATCTTCTTCATACTTTTTTCCTTAATTAGTTAATACGAATTACAAATAAACGCACTTTTCCTATAATAAACAAATATCACCACCTAAGTGTTGCTGCTGTGTAGAATTTTGTGTAGTACCAAAGTAGCATCAATTATCCAAATCCGAAACAAAGCAAAAAACGCTAATCGCCTTATTATCAGCAATTAGCATTTTATCAAGTGGTGCCACCAGGAATCGAATGTTTTAATTCAAAGTCCTAATTTGCAGCACTTTAATATCTTTGGAAAAATCCCCGAACCACTGAATCAGCCATATGCCAAATTCACCAATTTTCGATAGATTCTCGTTAATCATCCTTTGACTTTACAAATATAAGGGGCAAAACGAAAAGTCATAATGGGGATAGTTTGGAGTTGTATGTTATATAAAAGATATACAATGAATTACAGAAAAAATAGAAGAGGTTGAGAGAAAAAACGAAAAGTATAGGTTTGTTTAATTGACTTGCATTGGAGTTGAAAAAATGAGGGTTGAAACAAGGGAGTTGGGGATAGTGTTTGAAAGAAGATTTAAGCGTGATTAAAATATGCCTTGCAATCCGCCAGATTTAGGCGCTGTGAAGTGGCTTTTGGAGTTAGTACAATGGTTTGAATGCAGACATCAGAAGGAGGCTTTAAACGGCCTCCTTTTTTTGTTGTCTGATGGCAGGTGTTTGGTGGATGAAAGAAAAAATATTTTATTCAAAAACTTCCAAATAATAATTATTTGGTATATTTGTAGTATAAAACATTCTAAATAAGACATGACGAAAGTTATACATGTACATCTGATATTTGAGAAGAAGAACTACTATTTCGGGTCTATTTCAGCGATCTTCAACACCCTCACAGAGGAGGAAATAGGGATCACAAAGAGTAGCCTTTTACATGCCGGAATGACGGATGGCAGCTGTAAAGTGACCAAACGGGCTATGATCATACAATCGCACCTGATTAGGGGTGGCAAATAGTTGAAATGCAATAGTTTAAATATATAATCCAGTTTCAATCCGTTTTGGGGCGGTGTTTCGGCTTTTTTAGCTGGAATGCTGCCTTTTTTTATCTCCAACCTATACATTTCGTTTTTTGGCGTTTTTGGGGTTGGGGATAGTGTTGGAGATAGTGTTGGGGATAGTATTTTCGTAAAAAACGAGCCGTTCGGATGGGGGTTATTGGGTTAAATTCAGTTAAAACAATAGGGTTTAGATATGATTAGAGGGGGGGCTATTTCCATAGTTTTGCGGGGTTGGAATGGTTGTTGTAATTATATTTAATTGAAATACAATTTGTTATGGTGTTTTTTATTAGGTTTAGGTATAGATAATGCCGGGGAAATGGCTAAATTTGCAAAAAAAGGAGGTGTTTTATGATCATAAGTTGCCTTATATCAAAAATAAAAGAATGGAAAGAAAAGCGCCTTAGAAAGAAAATCATTCTAAGGCTACTTGTGAACCGCAACCATAATCCGGACGGCAATCGAACCGCATTTGAGGCTGATAATATTATCCGTTATATCAAATCCGGTTTGCCCTATTCCGTGGAATAATAACTGGAGGTGTTACCCCATGATCTCCCAATCTTCATAGCCTTGGGCTTTTAGCTCTTTGATTCGTTCTTGATGCTTGATGGCCTCCCCGAAATCCTGAAAGAAAGGGGTTCCACGGTATTCGTCATACAACTTTTGTTTCTGCTCACGTGTCAGTTCCGGTTCGTCTGGATGTTTTTCTTTCCAATAATACTCATAGAAGTAAATCGGATTGAACCGCAGGCGGCGGAACTCTTTCTCAAACTCGGATATCTCGTTTAAATCAACTGTTCTCATATCAATTATTATTGTTTAAAGCCTTTTGAAATCTTACTTCCTGATTTGTATCGCCCCGTTGCTATACTCTTTCGTCACGCAGCCCAACACAAGATAGATATACCGGATCGCATCTTTGGGAATAGAAAATGGCGCATGAATTTGACGACCATCCGGATAAGTTTCCCGATTGGTACTATAAGCCATAAAGTGGTCTCCGTCGTCTTGAAGTTGTTTTGTTACTCTATATTCAGAGGTCTCTATCACGTAGTTACGCCCATTCATTATTAATCGTTGGTCATCTACCCGCCTCAGAGCAAGGATAGAACCACTGGAGTACTCCACCATGCTATCGCCATAATGTCGGATGGCGGCAGTCGCCTCCGGGAACCAGTCACCGGCATCGATCCACTCGGATGGAGAGTTGGGGTCAGTGTTCGCAACACGGTCGTTCAATCCACCGATGGTGGAAACATCGTCATAAAACGGAATCAAGTTCTTTTTGGTCGGTAAAACCTCTTCCTGTTCGCCCCTGGGCGACCTCCCTTCGCTTTTCAGCATAGAGCCGCGACCGGTAATCAACCAATCGGTGTTGATTTCAAACTTATTTGAAATATCGTATATAATATCATAAGAAGGTTTAGCACCTCCGTCTCTGAATAGACGAGAAATCTTTTCTGAACTTTTATAACCAAGTTCTTTTGAAAGAGTTAAGCTATTTATTGAATAATAAGACATTAACTCTTTAATCCGAGAAACAACATCATTGCTCATAAAATGTAATTTCAAATTAGTTTGTAATTTCTTCTCGAAAATCTTGGCTTATTTCAAAGAAGTTTGTAATATTGCACCATCGTTACCAATGTAACGGGCGCTGTAAAGATAAACATTAATCATTAAATATTGAATATGGCAAAGATTTTAGCAGACACAGAAATCAGGAAAAAGCTGGAAGCGATCTTCCAGTGCAGTCGTAAAACGGTCAGCGAAGCGTTGAACTGCCGGTCCGACTCAGAACTATCGAATAAGATCCGCGCGATGGCGATCAAGTTGGGCGGGTCTGTAAAGAAAGAGGAACATGTAACAATCATTTAATCACCATTTAAAACAAATCCAAAATGGAAACAAATCTGAATTTATTCTACAACGAGGAAGCGAATGTGACGATTCGCACGCAGCAAGTAAACGATGAGCCTTGGTTTGTTGCTAAAGATGTAGTAGCTGCGCTGGGTATTGGATGGAATGGAACAACACTGGCCTCTATTCCTGACGAATGGAAAGGGATGCGGACTTTCCGCACCCCTTCTTCCGGAACTCGTGGCGGTGGTGAACAGATGCTAACGGTTATCAACGAAGCCGCCCTCTACAAATTGGCGTTCCGTAGTAACAAGCCGCAGGCGGATGCCTTCGTCAACTGGGTGGCAGGTGTTGTCCTTCCCCAAATCCGCCAAACCGGCCAGTACCGAATCAAGAGCGAAGCGGAGTGCATACGGGAGCAGCAACAACGCAAACGCCTGCCCCTTCCGAAGTACCGTCCGTTCTTCGAGGAATGGAAGCAACGAGTGAAGCCCTATATCAGTCGGAACGAGTTGGCAGAGGTGGCAGAAGGTATAGGTGTTAGTTATCCACACGTGCGCAAGGTCTATGCCGGTACATCTGTCAGTTCGAAGATCGTGTGCGAAATCACTATCCAGGCAAAGTTGAACCGCCGACACAACGTACGCTATCCGGAACCGAAGCCGACATGCGAGCAGATGTGTATTGAGTGGGATGAAGAGAATATAGAAGAATAAACTTAAAATCGGATCGAAACATGGAAACAAAACATCTATTATACATCACAGAGGTACAAGGAACAGACGAACAAAACGCCAGCGAGGTGGCAAGAGTGTTTCGCAGGAAACGCCTCAAGACGTTAGCCGACAAGCCCCTTGACGACATCCTCTATACGCAAACGGAGAAGATGTCCGACTCAGTCTATCGATTCTACACCTACGATTTCTATGTTGTCGAAAAGCTCAGCATCCTGCAGCGCCTTCACCACTACATCCGCAAAGGCTACACAGCAGCACTTCGTTATGTAGGCGTTAAGCCCCCGGTCGTTATAATCAAACTGAACCCGAGCTTTTCGACGATGGACAGGGCAACACAGTGAACGGACAATAGGCTTTGCCTTTTCGATGGCATACCAAAGGGAAACTTCGGGGTCAGAGAAATAATCTTCGTAATTCATAATCGCATAAGTTTTATAAAGACTACCTAAAGATAGGCATAATTCGGAGAAATCTTAATCGCAATTGATATATAAAGACTGCTAACCCTTACACCCGGCTAAGAGAGCCAACGACTCGCAACGAGCGGAGCGAGACCGCAGCCGGGACAGATTGAAAATTCTAAACAGACAAAAAGATGGAAACAAAGACAAAGAGAATCGATTACAAAGCACTATGTGAAGCTCCATTTGATATGGACTCCGTGTATGAAGTGAATTTCCGTATGCTGGTTTATTCCGGGCGGAAAGAGGAAGAGCGCCCCGTATTCCGTGTAGTGATCGCAAAGGGCGAATGCAAGGTCGTAATCGGGCAGCCCGGAAAGGAATTTTGGGGGATCATCGGTTTGGATCCGACGACAGGCGAAACGCAATGGTACAACTACAACAACTGCGTCAGCTTGGAGAACTGGGCGGTGTTAGACCGGCTGCTGAAGACACGCTTCGGCTGGATGGAACTGACTGATCCCGCTCTCGTGATTGAAACCAAGATGCTGGCAAAGGCACAACTGGGCAATTGACAATGGAGAATTATGAAGGCGAAGGTGATACTTTACGGATGGGCATTGAGTTGGCTGTCCCTGTTTGCCGGAATCGGAACGATGGAACACGGCAGCATGCTGACGGGAAGTCTGCTCTGTTCGGTCTGGTTCTTCTTCAGCTACATGTTGATCGGTAACGAAGCGGCTTGCAAGCGCGAAGTAGTCCGTTTCGAAGAATGGATGGTTCGGCTGCTTGGTGGCAGCGACAAGGATAAACAATCGGTTTAGGTCTCAATTAATATTGGTTTTGGTTTAGCATCGGTACGCGGCCCGCGGTACGAGGGTGGTATCCCGGATAGTTCAGTCAGGCAGAACAATCGGAACTGGTAATTCAGGCGATATGGTCAGCGGTTCGAATCCGCTTCCGGGAACAATGATAAATTTCTAAAAACGGAACGATATGGAATTCTACAAGAATCAACTGTGCATATCATACACTGAGCTGACGGCAGGCGATCCGTTGGCGGTTGATCCGCTGAAACGGCCGATCCTGTCGGAGTCCAACTTCAAATATTACAAGAAGACGGGCAAACTGCAGGTGCTGAACCGTGCCTGTTACGGTACGCCCGCTTTGGTTCTTTATGCCTCCCTGCCCGACTGCGTCAAGCAGGAGGTGGAAGCCCGCAAGGGGGAAACCTTCGAAACCGAACCGAAACGCTATGTGCTGAAAGAGATGATCCGACGCGACCCGATGGCAGAGCAGTTCTTCCGAGGCTGGACTTTCGAGGGGCGTCCGTACGACCACCTAAAGCCGGAATATGTCGAGTTGTACGTTGCCAACGCTTCGGCGTTGAACGCCGTCTTGGAGCTGACGGGCAACCGTTCGCTCTTCATCAAGCAATACGGCAAACCCTACAACCGCGTCTGGCCGGAGACCAGTCGTGAGCTGAACGAGATACAGGATGTCGTCGGCTGTCGCCTGCCTAAGAACCATCTTGCGCTGAAAAGGGTTGCCCTGAAGTACAGCGAGGAGGGTTACGAGAGTCTGATCAGCGGCAAGATGAAGAACAACAACGCCCGCAAGAACAAAGAAAGCCGCCAGGAGGCACTGATCGTTGAACTGATCGGTGACGGCCGCAACATCGACAACGAGACGGTGGCACGGCTCTACAATGCCGTTGCCGGTCGTATGAACTGGAAACCCATCACCGGTGCAACCGTTGCCAACTACCGCAAGGAACATCCCGAATGTTATGCCGGACGCTACGGAAAGAGTGCACTTGCCAACAACAAGCTGATGCAGGTGACACGTACGGCCCCCACTGCGCCGATGTACTTCTGGTGTGTCGACGGATGGGATACGGAACTGTTCTACCAGGCACATGCCACTGACAGTCGTGGCCGAAGCGTTACAACCTACCATCATCGTCCCACAGTCGTTGCCATTGTCGATCCTTTCAACAAATACATCATCGGTTATGCCATCGGTCGCCACGAGTCGGCCGCACTGATCCGCCAGGCTTTCCGCAACGCCTTCGAGCATGTGAAGGAGTTGTTCGGATCTTATTTTAAGCCCTGGCAAGTGCAGACCGACAATTACGGCCGAGGCCATCTGAAGTGTTTCTACGAAGCGGTCGGCCACTGGTACACTCCGGCAGCTGTAAAAAACGCAAAGTCGAAGATCATCGAACCTTTCTTCAACCAGTTCAACCGGCAATGGCTGCGCCTTTTGCCCAACAGCAGCGGCCACGGCGTGAAGAGCCGCCAAAAGCTGCAAGTGTCTGATGACTGGATCGAGACTCACAAACGTGACTTCCCCGATTTCGAAGGATGCTGCCAGCAGTTGGTAAAGATGATCGATTTCGACCGCGCCACCAAGCGCGAGGAATACATCAACCGGTGGATCGATCTTCCCGAAACCGATCGCCAGCTGTTTGCCCCTGAAGACTTCCTGTTGGCTTTTGGCGAGACAGCTGCTCCGCGCCCGCTTAGGGGTGATGGCGTGCATCTGCAGGTGGGCGGTCATCGTTTCCAGTATGAATGTTTCGACAAGGAGTTCCGCAGTTATGGGCACACGACTTTCTTCCTCAAATACGATCCCTCCGACATGGACCGGGTGATCGCTGTCGAGAATATCGGTACGCAGAAAGAACCGAAAGAGGGAGGCGTGAGGTTCGTCCTCGAACGCAAGTACGAACAGCCTATGGCACTGAAAGATCGTGAGGAGGGTGATGCCGAACAGCTGCACCGGGTGTTCAACTTCAACAAGGAGTATGTGGATGACATCGTTCTGAAACGTACCCGCAGCGGCGAGATCGTCCGCGAGCTGTTTGAAGAGAACGAGGACCTGTCGAATACCCTCACTGCTCACGTGATCACCGACTCGCTGGGTCGACATAAGGATGTACGCAACGAAGTAGCCGGGCGTAAGGAACCGATCTTCCTGCTGAGAGTTCCAAAGCAGGAAGAGATCACAAACGAAGAGGACGATTTCACTTTCAGTGATGATCACAGTGACTTTTTAAATGATTTTTAAACGATATAAAGAAACAGACACGATATGAATAGAAACGGATTATTGAAACACGTAGGTGACTGGATCACCCGGCTTGGATCACAGAGTAAGGTTGCAGAGAAATGTGGCATATCAGGTACCGCCCTTAGCCAATGGATGAACGGGAAGTACGGCGCGAATAGCGCCGAGCTGGAAAAACGCATCGCCTCCACTTTAGGCTATCAGGAAGACGGCTGGCAGGTGGTGACCACCATCCAGAACTACCGCAAGATCGAGTTTGTTTACCGCTCCTGCAAGCAGCAGGCTTTGTGGATGGCGATCTCGAACAAGGCGGGAAGCGGCAAGACACAAACCTTGGAACACCTCTTCAACCAGGATCTCACCGGCTCGGTTGTCTTCATCCAGGCAGAGGAGTGGAACTCCAGGCAGTTCCTCGTTGAGCTGGCCGAACGCACCTGCGGTGTACCCAAGCGAGGCTATACCGATATTCCTACCTTGCTGAAGATGATAGCGGAATATTTCAACGGTATGGCCGGTGATCACCCGGTACTGATCATTGATGAAGCCGACAAGCTGAAGCCGGCCGCCTTCCGCAAGCTGATCCCCCTCTACAACCGTACCGAGCACCGTTTGGGCTGTGTGCTTGCCGGTACGGAGAACCTGCATAAAGAGATCGCCCGTGGTGTGCGTAACAACACCAAAGGCTATGACGAAATCGACAGCCGCTTGGGACGCAGCTACATCGAATTACCCGGAGCCACCGAGCAGGATGTAAAGGAAATCTGCACCGCCAACGGATTGGACGATGCCACCGCCGACCGTATCTGGAACGAGGTTGACAAGATCAAGCGCTACGTGAAAGTAACCAACAAACGGGGCGAGACCAAGGAGAAGAACCTGTTTTTCTGCGAAGACCTGCGCCGACTGATGCGACTTGTGAAACGTGAACAGATCGCTAACCAATTCGGACAGATGTAGCGATGGGAAAGATCTTAGGCGTAAAACAATTCCTGCAGGAAAGGAAAAAGGCGATGGATTTCAGCGGGGCGTTCTATCATCTGCTGGGCCGTCCCGAACCACAAGGCGCATGGATCATCTGGGGACAGTCGGGATCAGGGAAAACCACCTTCACCTGTCGTCTGGCGAAGTATCTCGCCGAGTTCGGCCGTGTCGCCTACCTCTCGTTGGAGGAGGGCGACAGCCTCTCACTGCAACGTTCGTTTCAGGATGCCGGAATGATGGAAGTGAACGGACGGGTGGTGCTCCTGGACATGAACTTCGATGAGATGGTAGAAAAACTCGCAAAGCCGAAGAGTTGGGATATCGTTATCATCGACTCCTTGCAATATGCCCGCATCGACTACGATACCTATCGCGACCTGCGTTCCCGCTTCCCCCGTAAGCTCTTCATCTTCATCAGTCACGCCGACGGCAAGAACCCCAAGGGTGGTGTGGCCGACAGCATCCGTTACGACTGTTCGTGCAAGATTTACGTGGAAGGTTTCCGTGCTGTGGCTGCCAGCCGTTACCTTGACCACGGACAGAAGTCGCACCCCTTCATCATCTGGGAAGAGAAGGCAGTTCTTTACTACGGACAGGATTTTGATCAAGTTAAATAACATTCAGAAACAATACAGTATGGCAACAACCAAGAGACAAACGAAAAAACATTCTCACGCACTCTTCTGGACTTTGTTGAAGGAAACGCCGGGTTACGATCCTTGTTACAAGGAAGTGATCAAGGAGGGTATCGTACATGAACATAGCGGTGGGCGTACCACCTCGCTCAACGAGATGTATGAGAACTATCCGTCGGAATACAGTCGGATGATCGATGCGATGAAGCCCAAGGGAGAAAAGAAACTGATGGCCTACGAGGAGCGGCGCGACCTGTCTGCCAAACGGGTGATCGCCGCCATCTGCCAGTGGGTCGACAAATTGGGCTACAAGTTTCGTGATGACCGGCATAAGTTGATGTATGTGAAAGGCATCGCCTGTCGGGCGGCCAATTGCGGCAACTTCAACGCAATACCGGACGACAAACTGACAGCCATCTACAACCTCTATTGTAAGCGCAACAGCGTAGGCATAGAGGGTAACCCCGAACTGGACCACCCTGTCGGCAAAAACTAAGGAGCTATGGGTTACATTCCGATAAAGGACAAACTGGAAGAGATCGAGCGGCGTGGACGGCAGATCCGTCGCCGGCAGGAGAAACTGAAGGACGACGCAGCATTTCTTGCCGATATGCTGCTCACACGCGCCACATCCGACATGGAGGCACAGCGCCGCCTGCTTCGCGAATGGGAAGAGGAGATAGAGCAACTTGAACAGTCGCTCACCTTTCTCCGGAGCGAATACATGAAATACAAACATAAATCAAATTCATAATTCATAAATCAAAAAATCATGGAAGATTTAAGCAAACTGACAAGTAAAGATTTAGAAGCATTATTGGCAAAAAAGAGAGAAGAAGAACACCGCCAGGCGTTGGACAAACGCGCCGCCTATGAAGGCATCCGTGCTGAATTAGTACAGAAAGTTGAAAACAAAGTGCGTTCCGTGTGCGACGAAGTGAAAGGGCTGCACGCTTTTTGCGTGGATGAAATCGGAGCGTTCCGCCAAGTGCTCGCCGAGTACGGCCAGTTGCGCCGCGAGGGACAGATGTCGTTCACCGTCCAGGAGGGTTGCTTCCGTATCGAAGTGAGATCGAACAAAGTGAAACGTTTTGATGAGCGTGCCGATATCGCCGCTTCGCGCCTGATCGAGTTCCTGCAGCAGTGGATCGAGGGTAAGGATGCCGGAAGCGACGACCCGATGTACCAGTTGGCGATGACGCTTTTGGAGCGCAACAAGTATGGTGATCTCGACTATAAGTCGATCTCGAAACTCTACGAGTTGGAAGATAAGTTCGATGATCCCGAATATACCGCGATCATGAACCTTTTCAAGGAGTCACACCTGGTCGAAGGGACGGCGACCAACTTCTATTTCTTCGAGAAAGACAAGATGGGCGTATGGAAGAAACTCGAACCGTCGTTCAACCGACTGTAAAACGGGTAAAATCCACTACCCTCACCCCCGGTCGCTGGATATACGTCTGCCCCTGTGGTTTCAGGTACACCGTCTGCCGGGTGGTGAGGACTTCGAACAAGTGGATGGTCTATTGTTTCAAATGCAAACAACAAACAGGAAAATATTACAAAGTCATGGACGAACGATTGGAATTTGAAGAGAACTTCAATGGCAAGTTGAACTGCCGCTGTTTCACGACGATCCGTCTGCATCACCGGTCAGGAATGCCATCGGGGCAGTGAAGCAAATCTATTTGAAGGGTATATGGAAAGGTAATGCGAAAATCTTGCAAGCCTCGACCATCACACTCGACCGTATCAACCTCCCGATGGCGAAGCTCAACTCAGGCCTCATGCCCGAAGAGTGCCGACGGCTGATCCGTAACCTCTATCGGAACCGCCCCGGCATCAACTGGGAGGCACAACAGTTGGACTACCTTCTTTTGGAGTATATCAACGAATCAAAAGAACCTAAATTATTTTAAGATGAAAAAGAAGAAACAATCCTGTGCCGCCAATCGGCACAAATGCCGCCCGGTCTTTCTGATCGAGCAGGAGCTGCGCGAGGCGATGAATGATGCCGCCTCCTGTCTCCGAAACCGGAACTACGCCCGCCATCAGCAGGCCATGCAGCGCATAGCACGTTTGAAAAAGGAGCTTGAAGACTCCCGGATCGACCAACAGTTCCACGACGACAACCGCAATATGGACCGGGCCGAACGGGCTTTTTTCGGCAAGATCCTGCACCTGTCGCTCAACGAAGCCGACCTGGCGATCTATCATATCGAGATGTTTTTTGCCTACTTCAGCGACCGGGGCTTCAAGCCCGTCCCCGAATGGGAACACCGCAAGGGAGAACTGATCCGTGCCATCAAGGCTTATCGTGAGTTCGTGAGGGTATTCTTCGAGGGAGCCGACCTGCGCGTCGGCAATGAGCTGAACTTCATGAAGCTCCTTGACCTGATCTCAGACCGCTGCTTCACCGACCGTGAACGGGTCTATTACGACAAGTATGAAATCAAGGCAGCCAATAAAATGGAGGACGGGGTATGATTATTGCAGTTGATTTTGACGGAACCCTCTCAATGGGGCCCTATCCTGAAATCGGGAATCCCAAACCATACGCGGTAGAGATGATGAACAAATTGAAGGACGATGGCCATTACATTATATTATGGACCTGTCGTCGGGGTGAGCGGCTGGAGGATGCTCTGAACTGGCTCTTGGAGCAAGGTATCCCCTTTGACCGCATCAATGCCCATGAACCGCAGAACCTCGCTCGCTATGGCGATGATCCCCGCAAGATTTATGCCCATTGCTACATCGATGACAAGCAGGTGGGCGGTCTGCCTACCTGGCCGGAGATTTATGAATATATAACGAATGAGGAAAAGAAATGGAAGGAGAATCTGAATAAAGTATAGGTATGAATAAAAAAATTTTTGGTTTAATAGGTCTGGCCGGTTACATATTGTTTCTTGCCGTCTTGGCTGCAGTGGCTTTTAAAATCAATTTTTGGCTTGGACTTCTTGTTATCTCTATCGAAATGATGGTTACATGTGCTATTGTAGTAAAAGACAATAAAAACTAACAACTAATAAAATGTGAGATATGGAAAACTGGAATAAAGCCGATAAAGATGGCAATATAGATGTACCGGACTACCTAATGCCTTTATTAGATAAAATAGGTATGCAACTTAGACTTCATACGATATCCGGGAAAAACGAAATTCAAACTGTGTGTGATATAGTTTATTTAGCGGAAAAATTCTTCACAGAACTAACGGCTAAAAAGAAAAAACAAGAGGAGTTGCGATACTCCTCTTGAAATTCAATCACCCCTATATATGTTTACATTCTGGTTTGTACCATTATTTATTACATAGATATTGATAATTTGGGGTTGTCTCTGAAATTTTTTGATAAACTCTGAAATTTTTTGTGATACGACCCCGATTAATAAACGTTTTATTAATTGGATCATATTAAAAAAATTAAAAAGTATTACGGCAAAAGTGCCTAACCAACTGACAGGACTCGAACCTGCGCTTTTATCAATAAAGATAATGTTCTACCATTTAACTACAATTGACTAGCGCAAATGTCTGTAATAAAAAATTAATGACCAAATTATTGAGATATAAAAAATCATGAAACTAACAAAAGAAGAAGACAAAGTTGTTTGCAAGTTCTTGAAGAATATTGCAGACGAAGGTGGAGAACAGTTATTAAAGCTGACTCAGTTCATGTTACTCCGATGGTCAGAAGAAGGCATTCGGATAAATGCTGGCGAAATTGCTTTAGCCCAGGTGATCAACCATGAAGGAGAACAATACAGTACCCGTATGGTTATTCAGTACTCAAAAGTTGGCGAGAAGACTTTGGAAGAACGGGCATATGAGATAGCAGACCGAATGATTTCTTCAGGATCAGATAATTGTGATATCCGAGAGGAATTGAAGAAAGCTATATTAGCAGGATACAACTTGCATCAGGAGGATTTCAATGATGAATGACTTAAATAGGACTACCCTAAGACAATCTTAGGATAGTCCTACGAATCAACGACATTTGCACTTTAGGAAACGATATATTTCCTTCTGTACTAAATGTGGGAACCTTTTAGCATAAGCTAAACTTGAAAATTGGCCTTTGCCGTTTTTACCAATTTTCCTAATTATAATTATTTTATTTCTCATAAAAATATTGTCCTATTGTTTTGTAGGACAGTGTAAATATAGAAAGTGATTTTTATATGACAACAATCGGAGTAAGAATGTTTAATATATTAGTAATCGGACTATTAAGATTAAATCTCCTCAAATATTATTTGATATTTCCAAATTAGAATTAAGAATTTATTAATCTGTCTCAGATTTGGTCACATAAAATAAAATATTACGAACATGCGCAAACAGTAATTACTATATTGGTAAAAAAACAGTTCGGAGCCGGCACGAAATAGAACCCGATTAGGCTCAAAGCACGAAAAAATGAATCCTAATCACATATTTGACAAACTACCGCTAAACTGTAAATTTAGCGGTAGTAGTTCACCAAATCTTATAATATCCCCCAATCCCCACATAAGGCGACAATCCATCTCGACCAATCCCATAACCGGCCATGATACCTATTCCCCAGCGACGGACTGGCTGCCGTTTCGTGATATACATTGTTTCCTGAAAAACATCAATACTATCAAGCGACGGATTGTATCCCGATACCCAAGCATGGTAATGGTCTGTTAAGTATTCTTTCTGCGTGACCGGGACAGGCACAAAGATAGGCTCTCTCACTGTATCTCCCTCAAGTGTGATGTAGACAGGAAACATCTCCGGAACCGTCTGGATCACCGTTTCATAGACAGGATAAGGAATGCTATCTCGAATTGTGTCACACAGAGTCGACGTGTCGTTTTCTCCAACAAGTTCATCCCCTACCCTATTCGTGTGCCGGCCGGCCAGGAAGCAAAGAAGGCAGAGAATCAAAATCAGTATTACATGACAAGGTTTCATAGCAAAATCCATCCTGTTATAACATCCGGCATATCGGCCTCTACGCCGTTTTCAACATACGACATAGCAGCGACAATACGAATCATTATCTCTCTGTTTTCAGGATATACAAGCTCGTCTGCCAGAATGCCGCTTCTTTCTGCCACCACCCTGATATAATTCTCCGTATGGTTCTCGTTTGTCGGAGCCCATCGGCTAATCATTTTGCGGATGGTGTCCAGTTTGTAATTGCGGATATAATTCCGTAAGATTACGAACATCGCCCGGTAGCCGTAGGCCATCGTTTCGAACTGTTTAAATGACTTATCCTTGCTTGGTCTCACCTCGCCCTGAAATAAGTCATCATTGATCCGGATATTTCCGGGATTGTTATTTCTTAAACCTCTTGGCAAATTATTCTTTTTCATTTTTATCCTCCTATTATTAATACCCATTCTGCGGTTCACGATCACCGCATTTCTTTTTCTCACATCTTTTCATGGCAAGTTCAAGTTTGACATCCGAATAGCTCTCTTTCAATGTAAAAAGTTCGTCTTGTACCTGCCGGAGTCTTCCGGTTTGTTCTACAAAGCGTTCTTCTTTTTCTGAAAGTTGTTTTTGCAGGAACTCGTTGTATTCCCTTAAAGCCTTGAACTCTTCTGCATCGGCGTGGGCATCTTCAATGCGTGCATTAGTTTTTCGATTAACCCAGAAGTTGATGCTCCATTTTATCGCCTCGAATCCTCCCAATGTCCCGATTATTGTTAATATATCGGTCAATTCTACATTCACATTGCACCTCCTTTTCTATTTATTTACTACTTTTGCAACCCATTAAAGATTGCCACATTAAAGCAATCTGTTCAACTTGCCGCCTCCTGTCTGTGATAGCCGGGAGGCGGCGTTTATTTTAAATTTCAAGTATGCAGCAAACTAAATAGATAACCAAAAACGAGTCTATTTCCACCCAGAACATAGGCTTGCTCCTGTAAAACCTATACCAGAATGTGCCTTCTTTTTCCTTTGCAATACTTAGGGCCGTATAGCCAACATATAGTAGCCAGGCAAGTAGCATAGGCCATAAGTTTAATGCTGCCCAGATTTGAGAAAATAGTATAGCCATCGTTGCGCCAGCTATGTGTCCCCGGTATTGGAACTTGTCCGCCTTATAATCCGGAAAACACCCGACAACGATCATCCCGGCCAACGCCAGGTAAGCGAGAAACTCCGTGCCCGGCTTACTGACCTCCAATATCACCGGCATTAACACCATAGGACAAGCCCACATTGTGAAGCGAAACCATCCTTTGTGTTCTATTGCGTAGTAAGTTGCACTGATAGAGTAAGGTACACCTTTTGCCTTTATACAAACTGCTGCTGTATAAGCTGCAATAACCCAAAAAGAAATAATTAATAATAACATGATTTTCAAACTTTATTGTTTAACTTTGTTTCCGGAGACCCTCGGTCCCCTAATTTTCTTTTTTTACAGCCTCCAATCTGTGATAGCCTGGAGGCTGTTTTATGATCGGTTATAAAGGCGCAAAAGCACGAACCAAGGCTTTACCATACTGTACGTAGCTATCAGCATATCCATTACCTACAAAATACGTCCAAGCGCTTATGTCATCGTATTGCGTACTGGTCCAATAAGAAAAGGTGCTCAACTCAACTCCTCCTATAAGAGACATATAATATCCTATATCAGTAAGATATCCATCAACATAATCCCACTCCCCGCAAGCCCCCAAGTAGCCATTTTTCCCATTTTTGAACAAATATTGGTTACACCATCCGGCTGCATGGCTCCGTTCTCTGCCGAGTGCCTTTATCATGGCTGTTGAGTTAGCTACGCCTGCATAATCTATCCGAGCTGTATCCCAATCATTAGTTGTTATTACACCGGGTATAGTGGGTGCATCAACATTCCACCATAGCTCTGTTTCACTTTCTGTCGGAGCAATTACAAATCTGCAGGCATTGCTGATAAATGCAACTCCCACAGCATCACTATTCCACTCCTTTTTCCACATCTTTTCTGTATATAACCGATTATCTGTCCTTAGAATGTAAACTCCATTAGGTGCACCTTCTATCTCCATACCACCTTTCTTTCGTCCCATCATCGATCTTATCATACCAACCTCCTTTCCGCCGAAAGTCGGTCAGATACTTTAGTTAAGAGGTGTTTACCCCCC